TAGACCTGTTTTTGAGGATAAAGAGCCTCGAGATCCATTGCTCAGTCTGCTACCACCGTGTGATTGGGATGCACATAAAATTTTTAAACCATCGGTGTGGGGCCCTCAAGCTTTTATTAAGAGTTTTGAAAAGTTTTTTTATGCCACACCCAGTAATTTTGAGAAAGATTATCCCGATTTATGTGAATTTGCAGATTGGGCAGTGAAAAAGGAATTCAGCTTTTTGAGGGAATCAAGGGTGATTGATATACGCGCAACAGATAAAAATGTTTCATCAACTCCCGCATACCCAAAGATGATGCTTTGGGATACAGAAGAGGAATATCTTGAGGAGCGGGGGTTTGATGAATATGTGAAGGAGTTTGAGCGCATCTATGATATCACCAAAAGTAAGAAGATAGCTGAATGCCCTAGGGTTCTCTGGTATTTGTTTTTGAAGAAGGAAATTTTAAAAGTGTCCAAAATTGAAGATAATGATATACGCCAGATAGTGTGCGCAGATCCATGCTATGTGCGTATAGGTGCATGCTTTGAGCAGCACCAGAACTCAATGATGAAACATCAGACAGAGCATAAATGGGGCCAGTGTGGCTGGTGCCCAATGGAAGGTGGCTTCAAGCGACGCATGGAGCGCCTTGATAATGGGAATGCTTATTTTATTGAGTTTGATTGGACACGTTTTGATGGAACCATCCCAACTCAACTTTTCCGCAGGATAAAGAAACTCCGGTGGAGTTTTATTAATAAAGAGCAACGTGAGTATTACTCACGTATGTATGAATGGTACTGCTATAACCTATTTAATAGGTATGTGCTTCTACCTTCGGGTGAAGTGACAGAGCAGACCAGAGGGAATCCTAGCGGACAATTTTCAACCACGATGGATAATAACATGGTTAATGTTTGGCTACAGGCCTTTGAATTTGCATATTTCTTTGGCCCAGATAAAAAGAAATGGAGCAAGGTGGATGCCCTCATTTATGGGGACGACCGCCTCTCATCATGGCCAGAAATCCCCGTTAATTATGGGGAGAGAGTGGTTGAAATGTATAAGAAGGTGTTTGGGATGTGGGTGAAACCAGAGAAAGTTAAAGTGCAGAATACCCTAGTTGGCCTTTCCTTTTGCGGGTTTACGGTAGATCAGAATTATGAACCCGTACCCAGCTCACCAGAAAAGTTACTTGCAGGCCTTTTGACTCCAACCAAGAAAATGCCGGACCTTGAATCACTCCATGGGAAACTCTTGTGCTTTCAGTTGCTCTCAGCGTTTTTGCCGGAGGATCACCCCTTCAAAAATTACGTTGAGATGAGCCTAGCATCTACGGCTAAGCAGCTACCAGGAACCGCGCTACCACCGCGTTTCACTGAGGAGCAACTGCATTGCATTTGGAGGGGAGGACCAAAAATTTGCAATGGCTAACGGCCGTAGCAAAGATGTTAGCGTTGAGGTTAAAGCCTCCGGCTCACAGAGAAGCAAAAGTCGTTCCCGTTCAAGGTCTCGAGGAAGAACACCCGCTGTCAAAGTCACAGTTAATTCCAAAGCAAAAAGATTTACCAGAAGACCAAGTCGACGCTCTTTTAGAGCTAAAAATAATAGTGTCAAACAACAAGTTAGAAATCAACTCAAGAAACAAGGTCTCACAGGGCCCGCCCCAGCGGTTGTCCAGACCGCGACGGCTACTCTTGGCACTATTGGACCAAATACTGGCAATGATGCAGAGAGGGAGATTTCCTTCTATCTAAATCCAGCTTTAACCAAAGAAAACACAGGTTCAAATGCGTTTGGTCCTGTGCAAGCATTGGCAGCCCAGTATTCAATGTGGAGATGTTCCAGAGCCGAGATAAGGTTTACCCCTTTGATCGGACCCTCAGCAATCAGTGGGACAGCGTATCGTTGTTCCCTGAATATGGCAGGGACACCTTCGCAGACATCGTGGTCCGGACTTGGATCCAGGAAGCATAAAGATATGCATATTGGTAAGTCAGGCAGTTTTAAGCTTACAAAGAAAGAATTATCAGGACCTAAAGAAACATGGTGGCTCACCAATACAAATGAAGAGGGCGGGCAAACGCTTGGACCAGCTGTTGAGATACATAGCATTGGGAAAACTGTCCGCGTTTTTACCAGCCAGACTGGACAGACCTATGATGGCCCAGTGTTTTTGGTTGAGCTCAGGGCTACTTGGGAGTTTGCAAATTTTTCAGCCAATCCAGGTCTTGTTGCATTAGAGAAAGGTGAGGACACAGCCCGCATAAATTTTTCAGGCAATATAGGTGAACCTCTCGTTATGAAGGTCACTGGCTCCAGTGACTTCCATGCTCGCATGATGCGAGTAATGGGAGATGATGCAACATACACCAGAACTGGAGAAATTAAAGCCTCAGAAGTTATAGTTCAGGTTGTGGATGCAGGAACAGATATTATTTCATCAACTGTCCCAGGATTTGGATGGCTAATTAAAGCTGGGTGGTTTTTTATTAAGAAATTGGCTGGCCTCTCCAGAAATGGAGATGGTGAGTATGCTGTATATGCATCATATGCAGATGCTCAGAATAACCGCCCTTGCATACTTCCCTCTACAGTGACGGATGTCACTCCAAAACCCACAACGCTGGCATGGCAGCAGATGAATAAACCTAATCTGGGCTTAGAAACTGGTAGCTACGCCATGTCTCGGAGCATGCCAGTACCAGTTGAGGGTAGCTATAAAGCTATCTTGCAGCTAGATAACTATGCTCAGATGATACATCAGCTTCAGGCAGATTATCCCAGGCCAGCCCTTGCACCTTACTGGCAATCCTTGGAGCTATGGGTTGGGAAAGGTAATGACTATGGTGGAGGTCAGCATGCTGATAGAATAACCCAAGTATATAAAGTGAATAGAGGTGTGTTTTTGAATCAATTTTATGATCAAGTGATGCAGCCAGAACCCACTTTGGGTTATAGTATTTTTTCAAACACCTCACATGGTAAGATTGGTGAAGTTTTGGGTTTTCAGTCATACCATATGCCCGGCCCAACTGAAAGTGGTGCAGAGAGTTTAGGCCCAGTTGCCTTTAATGTGTACCTGGGTAGAATAACTCTGTCCTCCAAGTGGTCAGTACAGTATAAGGATACTGCATATTTTCCAAGAGCCTCAGATGAATGGGGAAAATCAGCAGCAGTTATGATGAAAGATTGGTATGGGCTTGGACCACCAAAACCCAGCTACACGACTGATGGTAATGGCGTGGTTAAACCACCACGTTTTGATCCAGATGATATGGTTTTGCTAATTTCATGGGTTAGATTTAGTGAAGGTAGGAATACAGACCTCCCAGTTGATAAGTGGTGTAACACCGCTATGGATTATACCTATAATGTGACAGTGAGTGGGAGGAAACTAGCCCGTGATGGCCAAGTAAGAGTACCAGCAGGAGTACCATATTGGTATTACCAGGATGTGCAAACCATTAATGGTTCAGACCCAGTTGTGCAAAATAGGGAATCAATTTTTGAGTTTGAAACTGAGGTTCCAGTTCAGAGGAGCGCATTGTTGAGCCTCAAAAAGAGCGCGCCATCACGCGCTGTTAAATATGATGAAGAAGAAGAGGTGTATTACACCACTCTCCCAAAGCAAGGTCCACCAACCGCCCCATGGCGCATGGTGGAAGACGATGATCACGATAGTGATTCATCGTATTGGGATAATGACATGTCAGATGATGATTTTGAATCATCAGAAGAAGAGGAACTGCAGGATGTGGATGTGGATGTTCTCGCGAATACGCTTGAGAACTCTGGATTCACTCGCAAGGAAGCGCGCGCTTATGCCCAAGCCGCGCGTGATGCAGTTCTAAAAGATGGACCCACAGCTAAAACTGTGAAGTTCTCTGATGCTCCTCAGGAGTAAATAAAGGTTTGGCCCTTGGGCCAATCATCCTTTTTTCCAGTGAATTACTCGTTTTGGCAATTGGCCACCAAATTAGAAATAATTATAATTGGAAAAA